CCATCGGCGACAAGTATAGTCCCGTCAGTCGGTGTTAGGTTATTTAGTATCGAATCACTGGCGGCATCAGCGAACCCACTAGCCGCTGCTGCTGAGTTACTAGAAGCTGTGGCTGAATCACTAGCTGCCGCCTCAGAAGCGGCTATCCCATCGGCTAGGTTAGGCGTGTTCTCGAACGCATCTCCCGCAGCATTCCATCGAACAAGCTGCAATGCTTCTGGGCTAGGAAGCTCTAATGACGCGCTGCCTGAGTATGTATCAGATAGCTTGAACGCTCTCCCTATAGCCTCACTCTGCTGCTGAGCGACCATTGTGAGTTTATCAAGTGCTCTCTCGTGAGTCTCGGCAGGGAACGAGTCGCCTGTTATGTAATCAACCTCTTGAGTCAGAGACACCGTTCTGCGAATGAATAATGACTCGCCTGTCGCAGGCGTGACAATCATCGTCACAGCACCTCCGCCGTCCACACCTGCACCCGTGACTGTATAATCAGTCGTTAAGGTCTGAATTGTGTCGACACCCAGCGCGTCTGTTAGTGTGACTATCAGGTCTGAGTCTTCAAGGAAGGTGTAAGGGAAACTGAATTCAGTGGTTACATCGTTCCCGTTAAACGCATTCGTTAATGATGTAGTGCTCATGGTCATTGGATTGTCTCCGATGGGGATAACCAGTAATCCCGTTCATTCTGTTGTCTGAACCGGCGTTCCATTTTACCCACCGAACCAGGATCAAGTACTTCCATTAGATTATAATAGATAGCGTAATCAAGAGCGGGCTTGATGTAGAATATGTTAGGTACCGCTTGTCTATAAACCGTCTTCATTACATCGGCTGCCTCAGCGTCACCGGTCAGCATACGATCCGATAAGTCTGCGAGATCATCCACTGTGCCGATTGTAGGCCCCATTAAGGAAGTCGATAGACCACGACCCCACCCTTTACGAAGATCACCTAGTATCACGTCTCCGTATAAACCAGTCGCTCCACCAATCAATGCGGCTTTCTTAAGTGTCTCAGGATCTGTTAAATCAGGCGGTTCTTTACCTGACACTAACGCCTTTGTCACGATTATACCATAGCCGAGCAATGTACCCGCTACAAACATTCCTCCGAATCGCATTGCTATATTAGCACCCGTGTCTTCTGCTCTACCGTGAAGCTCTCTAGCCATAACTTTATGGATGAATGCGATAGGGTAACCCTTGTACTGCATCATCAGCTTGGCGATCATGTTCGAGTAAGTGCCCGACTGCGTACCTAATGTCTGATACACCTGAGTGCGCTGATCAGGACGTAGCACCGCCATGTCGAGTCGGTCAATCAGGAATGAATGGTATTTCTCACGAACCTCTGTTCTTGCTAATCGAACCTGCCGATCCGATAAGTCAGCACCCTTAACCTCACGAATCTGATCATCAGTAAGCTTGTCGATTGAGTCCACAGTAACCATACGATTACCGCCCGACTCCTCAACACCTTTACGAATAACGTCCCAGTCATCAGCTTCTATATTAAAGTGGGTCATCAACCGCCGATACTCGCTAGGTAGTTGAGCGAATGTCTTACCGGAGCGCTCTGCCGCTGCTGACCCCATCTGAATCATAGTACCCATACGCTGGCGATCAGTGTGAGGAGTCAATAGGTTCGCTTTAAAGAAGAGCGCGTTTATGTCCGAGAATTGACCCATCATGTCACCGTCAGCATCGAATCGGCTTTTATAATGACTCGCCATCCCTTCGAACATTAAACCCATCGACTTCGCTACTTCCAAACCATCAGCATCGGTAGCGCGTTTAAACTCCGACTTGATGTAACTCGATAGCGTCTTTAATACAGGTTCTCCCTGGTAACGCATTTCAGTTATTCGGGTCAGAGGGTCGCCGAACGCAGCGGTTATAGCAGAGCCGCCTAAGTCGGTAATATTATTGAATGTCTTAATACCCTCGGTCACCTGCGCTACAGTAAGACTTCGAGGAATGTTAATGTCACCTGTGAGTGTCCGCATACTGTTTTCAAAGTCAGTACGTTTAGACTTGATCTTATCGGCATCCGCGCCCTGCACCATCTTGGTCAGACTATCATACGACTTCTGCATCGTGTGAGTCGCACTGGGGCCGAATACTCTCATTAAACCCGTACTCATAGCGGTACGATTGACACTGAACATCACGTTGTCCATTAACGAGCGTGCGCCTGCTTTCTGGTTATACTCGAACCATTCACCGGGTTTAAAATGAAGCACTCGGTCATGGGACAATGCGTTAGCTGTGCCTCCTCGACCACCGCCTGGGGGACTGACATCATTGTGCTTCAGGTGATCCCCTGTGCTTATCCCGTCGAAGGTGTTATCCAGCCACGCGTTTCTATCGTTAATAATGTAACCCAGTCCCATCTCGATACGTTTCCAGTCAAGCTTAGGGACAATGAGTTCTTTCCAACCCGTTCGCCCAAGGTCGCGTATCCGATACATGTCGTGAGTGTGGGCGGTACCGTAATCATCTAGTTTGCCGATGGACGCGCCTGCGTCATTGGCGTCGATTCTACCCTTCTCTTGCCACTTATGAATGATCTCAGCCGCCTTGCGTGCGTCAGGGTTTCCTGTGACAGAAGGCTTGTCCATATTCTCAAGCTCTAACGCTGTCTGTTTATCGAATTCACCATCGCGCTTAGCCAGCTTCTTGAATACATCGCCTCTCATTAGGTCACTTACTAGACCGCCTGAGTAATACTGACGAAGGGAATTTATGGCGGACATAGCAGAGTCACGCGCACCGGGTACATCACGATGCGTACCCATCATCTTCACGAACAATCCATCGTAAGGGTTACTTTGGAAGTGTTCTTTTATGTACGCCTCGACCTTATTCTCAGCAATGAGATTCTTATAAGCCGTCCATTTCCTAGCAGAGAGATTCCTACGAACCCTCGCCGTCACTTGACTCACTGCGTCTTGAGCGATCTGATCAGCGCTGCGACCATCGGGGTATCGAAGGTGTACCTCGTAGGTACGACCTATGTCATCCAGTGTGGTTTGGGATACATTCGGCATTGCGGTTCTAATTGCCGCAATGCAGGCATCCTTCTCAGTAAATGTAATTTTATCAGCCATTGAGTACCTTACATGCAGACCATTGTTTAGCCGCGCTTTCTAATTTACGAGCTTCTACGTCTTCATCCTTGAAACTCTCTCGCACTGAGTCCAAAGCTTTCGCTAGATTAGGATCCTGTTTTGCTCGTGTCTGTAGAATATCTTCAACATCGGCTATCGACTCATCTAGTCCGGTCTCATCATTATAAGACTTAACTCGCTGATCAGCTAACTCGGATACCTCATTACTGACACCGTATTTAAAATTCTCCACCGATCTCGATTGCTCTGCGTTCGCAATAGCAGCCCTTAGTTTATCAGGCGACTGTGCTAAATGGGTAGCCTTTAACTCCTCATCCACCATATCTCTAAGGAACGAAGGCCAGTCTCTCATGTCACCTTGCAGCCCCTCATCAAGGATTTCCATAGCTCTTTCTGGTTCTGATGCTAAAGAGCGTCTTGATTCTTCAAGTTCTGCTTGGGATTTAAGCTGGGCTTCTAATTCGATAACTGCTTTCTCAGCCTCAACTCTTCGTAAATCGAATGCTTCATATAGAGGATCATCGGCGCTGCGTTTACCAACATCCGATACCGCTTTCTCTAACTCTACTTTCTTATCTTTGAGCTGAGACTTCATGTCTTTAAGGTCAGCACGACTAAGTATAGCACCATTAAACTGCGACTCAACATCAAGAACCCTGTTCTCTATCTCTGATCTGACCGCCGCGCTCACCTGTCTCTTAACTTTAAGTCTATCGGGGTCTAGGTTCTTGCGCTGACCTACTGTCTCCTCAAGTAAACCGTATCGAGGATCAGCGTTAAGCACGTCATCTAGCGTGATGTTATAACCCTCATTCGTCTGAGAAAGCGATAAATGCAAGGCGCTTTGTTTTGTCTCCATGTCTAAGTTATCGACCACGTTACCCGTTGGTGAATCAGCAGGCGCTCTAAAAAACCGATCCTTAATAAGACCACCGCCTGCGTGCAGACCGCCGCCCATGATGCCACCGAAGGCTACACTCATAAGACTGTCGTTAATATCGTACTCTGCTTGCAGTTCGCTCTGCATACCGTAAATGAAAGGCTCCACAGCAGCAGCACCTACCGCACCACTAAGCGCACCAACGCTTGCTCTCACACCCGCTCTCTGTAAAGGCGTCACAGCGCCCGCCATCAGCCGAGCGTACTTAGCCTGACCGATTACAGGAATCATTGATACCGCAAGCTCAGCGGGATCGTGGAGCGTAGCAGCGAAGGACGCTGATAACTGCGACACTCCCGATGAGATACCGGGACGCGCTCGATTAATAAGCGCCTTTCTAAGCATCTCATTATCTTTAGCTTTGATTAAATAGTCGGTGTACTCAGCAGTCGATCCCTCCTCGATGTCGAGATCACGTTTACCGACTTTCTTGTCTATCTCCTCTCGAGTCAGCGGGGGTGTCTCAGACTGCTCTGCGTTCAGCAGACCCATGTAATCTACGGTGCTACTCCATAAAGTAGGCGTATCGTCATAGACTGCCCGCTGAACATCGGCCGTTGGCGCATAGGTGTCTTCTAAATAGAAGTCGCTGTCAGAGAATTTAGAAAATACCGGCATTATGGAGCAGTCCTCCCAAACGGAAATCCGGCTCGCATTGCGTCAGCGCCTGTAGCGTTCGGATTAGCCTCAGTATTTAAGTCTGACCAAGGGATTATGAAATGGTCGCCCTGCTTATTATACAAAGGCGCACCTGTTTCTGATACGAGTACGACACCGCTATCGTCAGCCGCTGCTCTATACGACATATTACCTGTCTCTATCGAACGTATCACGCTTTCTTTAATGTCGTCTTGGTTATCGGTACCCATAGACCGAATGCGTTCCCAGTCTACCGACTCGGAATAATCTCCTCTGAATCCTTTGAATGTCGCGGTCAGTTGATTCTTAACCATTCCCGCAGATTTACCGACACTCACAGGCACGCGAAGGCTTCCGTCAATCTCGTATCGGTTACCGATGACAGCATCGTATGCTTTCTGTTTCGCTTTCGAAGGACTGTATTTACCATTGGCGATGTGACTAAGTGTTAACGCTTCTACGGTCTTTCCCAGCTCTTCCGCTTCTACCGCCCCACCTACTGACGGGATGGTGTCTAGGTAAGGTCGAAGGGTGGAGTTTGTAACAGCGTAATCACTAGCCGCTATAGAGGAATCACCCGATATATTATCCTTGTTTATCTTATAATCTTTCACAGCCTGCGCCGCTTCTGCCGCATCGGTGGGATTAGTCATACCGGCTACATAAGCGAGACCCTGAGGAATACCCGCTTCCACTAGATCACGAATGGCGGCACCGTAATGATGACCCGTTGACTCCTCAAGGCTTAGAATCAAAGGGTATAAATCCTCACCCTGTGTGATCAAGGCTTTATCGAATCTGTCTCGGTAATACTGCGTTTCACTAGGGAGTAATGCTTGAGTATTCACCGCTCGGGTACCCAGTCGCTGCTGTTCTGCGACTAACTGATTCCTAAACTCTATAGACGCTTCTGCATCAATCTGACCATCCTCATCGACCACTGACGCGTAGCTTTCTCGCAGACTGTCGGAATTCCTAAGCGCGTACTCGGCAGGTTTCTCTTGAACCGCTTTGTTTCTGACGGCGTAAGCATTACTTAGTATATTATGGCTTTCGGCTCTATCACTGAAATCTTTAGATGATCCCGACCCGAGATTATTTTTACTATTCATCATTAATTGAGCAGCAGTAGCGGCATCAGCTGTGGCTACTAGGTTAATCTCAGGCGCTAGTTTCTCAGCTCTCTCTAAAGAGCGAAGAGTTCTCTGACCTAGATCAGCATCGCTACCGTAAGCCCCTATTATGCTCTCAGACGTTAGGTTTTCGGCACGACTCACAATATTGCCGGACTGTAGAGCAGCGATATTGTCCTTAACCTGACGCTTGATGGCGTTGTTCGACGCGGACGATAACGCGGTAGCCTCATTCTCAAGCTGCGTCATCCTGCGATCTGTGGCGTTAACTACTGTTCGATAATGAGGATCAGTAAGCCCGTTCTTCCACTCATCAGTGGACAACTCCTCAAGGAATGATTCAGCAGAGGCTAGCGAATCAAGTTTAGCGACTGTGCCTAAACCAGCGTTGTAATATAAATTCTCAACCTGCTCATTCTGATAAGCACTGGCGTCTGTTTTCGACCAGTATCCCGTCCCTGCCTTTTCATCGACTGTAAGCGTTGATACCCGATCAGCCGTATTCGCGATATGGTAATCCAGAAGCTCGGGGTCATCGTATACAGAAGTAGCCTCATAAGTCGCCGTCCTCAGCTCACCGTCTGCAATACTCTTACCTTTAAGACGGGTCTGCTCTGCAATAGCCTGACCTGCCATATACTCACGGGTTGACTGTTTCCGCTGATTTAAATATTCTCTAGCAGGTTTTCCGCTAACACCTGCGATTGCATCATCCCATTGGGAATCAGTACCTTCGATGACAGTATTAACCAACCCATCGCCGTCAAAAGCCGCGCCGCTTTTATAGTCAGACAATTCTTTCTTGTTCTTAATGAATAAGCTAGAGGCTGTTTTCTTAGCGACTACTAACTCATCATAATCAACCTTCTTCTGTGCAACCTCACTAAACTGCCCCAGTGACTTGCCGAAGTTCTGCATTGCTGCGCCTTGAGCAGCGCCGAAACTATCAGCAGAGGCTCTGCGGGATGCCGCGTCAGATTGCTGCTGATAAATATTAAACTTAGGCATTACTTAATACTCCGTCCTACATACTGACTTGCGCCGGTCAGTAACGATGACCCCACTGAGAACGCGCCCGCTGTACGTTCTGAGCGTGCCTTAGACTTATAAAGATTAGATTCGTTAGTGGCAGACCACTCCGCATTCAAGGCATCAAGCTCACCCATCGAAGCAGACTCAGCTAGAACCATCAATGGAGTGCCTTCTGAGGTAACGCCCGATTTAGCGATACTGGAACGAATCCTACCTATCTGCCTAGTGGAGTCTTGGCGAATTCTATCCGCCTTCGCTTGACCTTCTTGAGTCGCTAATGCAGCGTTATAATTAGATGCCTGATACTGAGCCTGTGACGACTTAGCTGCACCGGCTGCACTTGCTAAACTCGCAGCAGTGGCTAATGTTCCAATCGTCTGAGTAGCGGCGAACGCACCAGCGGTACCGAACAGACCAGTAGTAGCCGCTGTAGCCGCTGTAGCGGCTGTAGTAGCTGTAGCGGCTGTACCCGCCGATGCAGCAGCGCCTAACATTAAAGTGGCCATTACTGTTTAATCCTTGAATATAGAATCTGATCACCGCCGTCTGGTCGATAAGCTCTTAGATAACCCTCTACGCTGAACCCTAGCATCCTCATCCATCTTAGTCCTGGTTCGAACCCTACATCGACAGTTGCTTCAAGTCTACGGAAGGGTACCTCATCAATCTTAGCGATAACCGCTCTGTGTATGGCGACCATGTTCCTACCCGCCAGCGGTGAAATCATAGACCACATTATCGCTCTATTCTCCCACTGTGGCGCGATTCCGGCAATAGCTAATACATTTGACTCATTATCCTCCGCTACCCACACCATACTGTTAGCCACTAAGGGTGCTAGATCAAGGTCTTTGATCCACTCTCTCGTAATTTCCTGACTCTCTTGCAGCACCATTCTATCAACATCACCATCCTCATACCCTCTAACGATCATAGGTAGTCACCTGCGGCATCAATGCGACAAGAGTGCAAGGGAGGGGTAACCGATGCTGTATCACCATCTGAGGCGCTATATCGTAACCACTCGGCCAAGGCAATGTTTCACTATCTCTTGAGTATAAAGGCACAGGGTTATCCATCAGGTCACCCGCTGTACGAAACTGCACCTCGTCCATTTGACCGATGGTTGGGCCATACCACAACCCAGCACCTGTCTCGAACATACGAATGGTCACGTTATTAATACGCATCCTCTTTCCTTGGGATGTACCATCAGTCGCACCAGCCTCTAAAGGCAGTGTCTTAATAGTAGCGGTGTAAGGTAGACCGATCACAACCACAGACGTAGGGAGCTGTAGTGTAATTGAGCCACTGGTGACCGTGCGATTAGGGTGAACGGCACCATCAGCTAATATAGAAACCTCTTCTCCCTCAAGATGACCTAATCCTGAGATAACGGTAGCGGCTGTGCCATCGTAGGTTAAAGCACTGTCGCTGAAAGTAGCGTAATCATCGGTTATGTATTTTTCAATGTATTCGATATACTTAACAGTATTCCCGTTAATAACTCGCTCAACGATGACCCACGTTACATCTTGGTCGCCGTCCCAGTGAGGGATAGCGGCAACAGACCTCACTTTCCCTGACAGGTCATGTCTGTGCCAACCGATCACTTCCTCAGCACGCTCGTAAGTCAATCCCAACAATGTACCATCGGCATCAGGCATCCATATAATCTGGTCAGGTTCTTGCTGGTACGCTATATCCGCAATACCAGCGTGTGTTATATGTTCAGCAAGAACCGACATGTTAGGTGCTGTATAGGAATCTGTTTGAAAGTTGTAGGTGTACTCGCGTAGTTTCCGCTTAGCTCTCTGTACGAACATTACGACATTACCTATCTTGAGAGGCGCGTTCTCGCTGCTGCCGTAGGTAGTCTGAGGTACTATCTTCACGTTAGTTGGTGTAATTGCTTCGTTCAGTGATGATGCTGAGGCGGCAAACTCGCCTCCCGATGTACCAATGGCTAATACTTTACCAGGGCTGATCCACTGAATCACGTTAAGCTCCTGAGAGTTAATCGTATAGTTCAGAGCATCGTCATCATTGGTGCCGTATTTATGATTCTCATAGTCACCGCCGGTTGAAGCCCATAGCGTCTGAGGGCGCTGTGTTGAGCCAGCGAACCACAAGCGATCCTCATAAAAAGATACGGATCTAGGCCAGCCCGACTCATCAGACCATGACGCCAGCGACCACTTAGTGGTGCCTAATACGGCTGACTGAGGCAGCGTCTCTAATACAGTAGCTGTGACCGCCGTAGTGCTCGTGTACGCGGTAATCTTAGCGTATCCCGCACCATCATTCTGATAAGCCCAGTTAACACCACCGTCACTCTCACTACCTTCTATATGGATAGGAGGTCTTGAGCCTGTGGTAGCCGTGCTGGTGGCTTTATATAATTGACCCTCGTAGTAACGATAGTCGCCCGCCGCAATTGATTTAGCCACTTCCCATTGGTTATACCTCGACTCTATAATTTCAGCTAGTCTAACGTGAGAGTTAATCATGTTGGCGGTAAACGTGCTGGCGGACGCCGTTAGTGTGACACTACCTGTTACGGCTGAGGCGGTTATGGTTACCGCGCTCACATTATCATCGCTAAACGCGGGCCATTTGAATACGATCTTCTCAAGTGTCCACGAGGCGTCACCCGTTCTAGCGAGCTTGTAGGGGGTGTGGTTACGGTTGGCGATGTACATAACATCTGCTGACTGAGCATATCGGATATGTCTAAAGTCTGCCTCTAGGTAAGGACTGGCTATCTCATAAGGCACACCACCACTGAGAATCACGCCTCCGTTCTTATAGAATCGGATATACCCGTCACCAAACTCTAATATGTAAGCCTGGTCTTCGTTAAATTGGAACGGTATCAGCTTGGCGATTTTTGAAGAGTCTTTAACCTCGGCGACAAATCGAGTACCGGGTCTTTTCTCAGCAGGCCCGTGAATCTGAGGAATGAAATTTTCCATCACCTCGCAGCCATTCTTATATTTATCTAAATCCGGACGCCCTTTAAGCTGAGGCGATAACTCACCCGCGTTGAACGATGTCTGAATAGGGGACGCTTTCATTTAATATCTCGCGTTGATCCAGCTATCTTCTTCAATTAGGACTACAGGGTTCTCCTGTGCATCTGCTCGACGTGCTTCCATCATTGCTGCATCGTACTCACCCCATGCCTTCTGAGCCTTGGAATCACTTTGAGTAAATGATTCAGACATTTCGGCGGCTAGTAGCGCAGCAACAGCACTGATGAACAATGAATCATACTGATTAGGGTCTTCAACTCTGTAAATATACCGAATATAAAGAACAGAATCATAAGCTGATATATTATTACCCTCGACCTGATAGTCAGTGGAACGCAAGTCCCGAATCTCAATCAATCGTAAAAAGTCTGTAGGTATAGGATGGTTGTACTTGAACCCCCAAGAAGGTGTCTCGGTGGATGGAGCGGTTGCGACACGCTTTACAGCAAAATTCCAAGGGTAGGCTCTTAATGCCCGATCTCGAATAATTGGCCATGTACGCTTGCATAGATTAGCTGACTTATTACCGTCATCTAAACTGGTGATGGGGTCTTGACCTAGCTTATCTAACGCTCGGTTGCATACATCAATAACGGACGCCATGTAATCCCCTCAATAGAAAATAGGGGGCCGAAGCCCCCGCATAGGTGATTAGTCTACCACATAGAGCAGACAACCCACTAGATCATTACCGTCGATAATGGCGGTGTCCTGAGACGTAGCGCGGATAACTACACCGTCCTGCGAATTAAACACCTTAGTGCCACCGGTCGCCGTTAGTGCTGAACCGAGCGATTGAAAGCCTGCTGCCTCAACGTTAACACCATCGTCGATACCGTTAGGGTCAGCCGTTACAGCTACGCCTTCCAGACTGGTATAAGCATCCCAACCAAGATCCAGAGTGGCAAGACCTGTAGTCCAGTTAACGTATGCCTCAGACTGACGGCCGAGTAAACGAACCCGACCCGCCGGTAATTTGCATAACGCAATCGAGCTAGCAGCATCACCTGCGCCAGACTGATCGTGTGTAAAGTAAGCGCATCGTACTCGACCGTGCATCTGAGTTGTGTCCAGATTGCCGGTCTTGCTGATATACGCTGTATCATACTCCGTGGAGTATTGAGTGGTAATAGCCATTAGTTATACCCCTATGATTCGCTGCAAAGAATTTCAACGACTTTGCCTTCTTCGATACGCGTAGCACCGAAAGTACCCTTCACATAGACCTGAGTTGAATAACCCTTGTCATCACGTTCGGAGATACGAGCATTAATGTCGTTCCAGATACCCAGGTGTAAACCAGACTTCGCCCACGCAATCACTCGACGGTTAGAGCTGCCATCAACACCAAGACGTTCAATGTGCTTAAAGTTAAAGCCCATGAATGTACCGACCTTACCTTCAACCAATGCCTTAACAGACGCATAGTCGGAGCTAGTGGCCTCGGTAGTACCCAGCATATTAGATAACTGCTTGGCGGTTACCGCGATGTACAACTCATCCATATCAACATCGACTTCGTTAGCCATCAGGATTTCTTTCGCTTCGATTAACTTAGCGACAGTTAAGCCTGTAGCACTAACAGCGATCTGTTGATTAGCGGTATCGAAAGCGGTGTTAGTCGTACCGTTCTCGCCGGTCTTAGATACACCGAATGCTGACGCAATAATATCGTCATCCATTGAACGTCCTAGTGCCATGCCGCCATTAACAGCATATGGGCTAGTAGGGTCAATAAGCATACGGAGCTTATCTTGATCGTCGATCATGTCGGCCCACTCGTAGTCAGTCGGGAAAACCCAACGAGCATCGTGTGGAGTCGAGATTAGTGGAGTATCACCGTGACGGGTGGTACGCTTCTGCGCGGAAACCGCGCCAATTTGCTCAACAGCCTTAGCTGCCTTACCCATATAATCGCCTACTGTCACACATTCACGCAGTTTGGAACCGCGTTGCTGTAACAACAGTTGAACGTTATTACGGTACTGCTGAACAAATGCAGTAGTAATTTCAACACTCATGTGTTAATCCTCGTTTAAGTAAAATCTATACTGATTGATTCGACTTATCCACATGAGTGGGGTCTGTTCCTTTAGCGGAAGTCTTAATAGCTTGTCTCTTCTGAGGGCTAGACTTCTCACCTGTGGTTTGAGGGGTCAGTGATTCCCCGCTATATGTAGAGCCTAGCACATATCTCTCAAAGGATGTACACTTTTCGATTAACATGTCAGGGTCTAAAATCGCATTTCTAGCGGCTTGAGGGATCAGTACCTTCATCAGCTCAAGCCGTATCGTTGAATTATCCATACGCTTTACTCATTAATCGGCTCATTTTACTAACAGCGTCTTTATCACCTGATAAGTAACGCTTCTGGAAAGAGTCGTCTAAGTTTAGTTGTTCGATTTCCACACGTGCTGACGCAGGCGATGTACCGAAGCCGCCATTATTACCATCGACATGAAAGTCACCCTCGCCCATCTTTGAGCCGATTGTTGACATCAGTTTAAGCATATCGGCAGTGCCTAGCTTCTCTTCAAACTGACTCAAGGCTTCCTGATCATACCCAAGCGCTTCTACCGCAATGCGACCAGCGTCCAGGTTCTTCTCATAGTCGCGACCCCATTCTTTCTGAATCGCTTTAACGTCAGCCTCAGCCTGCTCAGCACGTTGGTTGACCATCGACTCCATCTGACTACCTGCCTTTTCATTATACGAGTCGTACAACGTGGCGGCTTGTTTATCCGATAATCCCATTTCGTAAGCAGTGTTACGGAACCATCCGTCCAAGTCAGCATCAGCGCCTTCTGACGCTTTAAATGAATAACCTTCCGCTGTATCAGGGCGACCTAGCTTACCGTAGAACGCGTCCATTGTGTCAGCACTGGCCTCATCACCTGGTAGCTCTAGCAGGTTCTTACTACCGCCCGCAAACTTCTCCAACTGGCGATAGCTTTCAAGTACCTTATCGGGTGAATCCCATCCTTTATTATTAACATAGGCGAGTGAGTCTTCATTTAAACCCGCCGTCCATGTCTTCTCTGTAGGTGAAGTAACCGGCGCAGTACCTGTATCGGAAGCTGCGTTTGTATCCAGTACCTTATCTGAGGCACTGGTATCACCAGCACCACCGTTATCGCCCATTAAGGCGGCAGTAGCATTATCACTCATTGTCGTAATCCTCGACTAGATTATATATCTCATCGTCTGATAAATTGAGGTGGGCTTGTATTCGTAACCACACCTCACGGCGACCCTCAGCTAAATAAGTAGCGTTGGGGTTGTTTATGTCAGCGGTCGGAGTGACCGCGTAACAGAATCGTTTTAGATCCGCTAACACCTTCTCACCATTGGGGTTATTGAAGGTATGTTTATAACTGGTACTTCTATAGAAAACTATTGATTTTATTTTATGCAGCATTCTAACCCCTTGATATAGACTGTGCTTGAGCCACGTCCTTCATAGCGCCCGCAAGCGGCTGCGCTGCATCAATAGCCTGCTGCTGCTGTTCTTGCTCAGCACGCTGCTGACGAAGCGTTTCAAGCTCTTCTTCTGTACGCATAACCGGATTAGGTACACCGGACACCTCGGCGGTAAGTCTGGCTAATCGTGTCGGTTCGATAATGTCCAGTACGGTTGGGTCGATATTAGCAAACGGTGTCAGAAGCTCCATAGTACGCTGTACGCCCACCAGCTCCTCAGCACGCTGCATACGACTCATAGGTGACGTGTATGCAATCTCATAGCTACCACCGGCCTCAGCTAGCATAGCGGGCATAGGAGGCAGCACGTTGTGGAACATCAGTAGGTCAAGCTCACGCTCAATCTGAGGCCCTAACGCTTCCGACTGCTGCCGCCCCATCGTGGGGGTGAGCAGCATACCTTTCTCCTGAGAGCGAATAAGTGCTTCGGTAGCGGTCATTCGAGGTGTTTCGACAAGAAGCTGGAACAGTGTAACCAAGAACGCGTCATCAATACTGGTACGGCGCTGTTCCATCTTAGCTTCTGATATATCGACACGAGCGCCTGTATTAAGAGGCTGCACCATCTGGCGACCGTTCTTATCAATGCCTCCGTAGTTTATAGCATCAGGACGCATGTCGATCTTCATCGCACCGCCGCCTAAGATTCCCTCATCGTTGACCAATAACGCTGGGCTAACTAATCGATGAGCTGCACGAATGTCGGTCTTAGCCATCTCGTTAAGCATTTTAATGTCAGGTAGTGCGGTCATAGCAGGGCCGCGACCGTAGATTTCGCCGGGCGCTGTAACGTAGCGACTAATGGAGTAAGGGAACGATGTATAACCTCCCTCCTGTACCATCTCTTTACCCTTAACCGCCACATAGATCGACGCCCAAGGCTTGCCTCTAGCATCTGCGCGATTAGGATCGTAGTCTTCACGCGGCATTACTATATGAACGAATTCAAACATCTGCTCAGATTTCTTGGAATCCTCTAAGGCTTTCTTGATTTCCTCAGGTAGGTTCTTCTCACCGAAACGCTGAGCTGCCTGCCGTGCGTTAAAATTAATCGAACGGTAAACCACGTCGATAATACCCTGATGGTTCTCACCGAAGTATAAGTCTTTAAGATGAACATTTCTGTACCGAAGTCCTACGCCAGGCATGAAGTCGATGAACAAACATCCTGTACCAAAGGCACCCATTGAGATCCAGCGTTCCGTGTTCTGACCTGCGAAGTTTGCCTTGGGTGAATAACGCATATCGTAGAGAATCTGATTAGCTTCATAGAACCAGGCTTTAACCGAGGCGTCTTTATTTAAAACATTGTCGTTGGTAGATAGCTCATGCCATTTCGATTGGCGAGGCGTCATCATCGAATCCATGACGTTAGCAAACCGGTCAAGCGCTATCATAGGACGGGAGTCAAAGATTCGCTGAGTCTTCTTCTCACCGGCTGTACTATCACCTAAGAAACCAGTCTGCCTGGGAAGAATACGTTCTGCTATATCCTCCCAGTGAGATTCCCAAGTACCGCGACCGCCTTTAAGGGATGAATAATTATTCAGTAAGTCTTCAACATTCATCGAGTCATCCCTTTACCTATATTCTTCATAAACCCGCCACTCTTAGCGGCGAAATATCGTGTGGTAACATTACCCAGCTACATCCTTAGTCACTACGGTAGTGATAAAAAAGCGTTACGGTCTAGCCTTTGTACTCCTCTGTTCCTTCTTCTTCTACGACAATACTAGCAACCGGCTGAGGGTTCTCAAAATGAGCTGCGAATGCCTCACGCTGGTGCACAATGACACTAGGGTATTCCTCAGCTCTCTTTCTCATCTTCTCAGGGCCTGCGATAACTTCTTTAATTTTCCACACTACAGCTTTTTCCTGCTCGGTAAAACCATCTGACCGAATGACTTCTTTCCCGTCTCGTGCTGCGTGCAGTGAATTGTCATAAATGTAGATTTCAACGCCCGTCTTAGTATCAAGGATGCACTCCCAGTCTTTGACTTCGACACGTCCTGTTTGGTTAGTAACTTCGTGCAATAACCGTTCGAGTATACTTTTAATATTTAGCATAGCTTTTCCTAAAATAGGGGGCCGTTAAGCCCCCTCCCATATTAGTTAAACACTATTAAGCAACGCGACCATCAAGTAAGCGATCAAGCTTCGAGTTCTGCACTGCGTTTGCTACCGCGTCAGATACTGCTGTGACAGACGCTTGGTTAGCAAGAATTTCAGCTATTCCCCACCGGAAATTCCGCTATTAAAACCAAAACCACCGTTTAAACCACGATTCATTAGAATCGCTGATGAGTCGTATTGTCCAGATTCCATTGTCATAACATTATCCTTCATAAAATACCGCACAGCGTTGCGCGGTATTTTAAATATACACCAGATTCTTAAAAAAGACACGATTGCTCATCGCTTCCACGTCCGCAGACGGTAAGTCCCTATTGACCCAGTAGTTTCTTAGTACCGATCTGAGCAGACTGGGTAACACCCGCCCCACCCGTTAACATTGTAGACGCTCTGCCTCTGGCACTACGCTCACGTTTACGGGTTTTATCCACTTTACCCTGCACCTGCTCATGCGCCACCGTAGGAACGGGTTCAGGTGCCTCAGGCATCTTAGGCATTTTAGGTTTGCTAAACAGTGCTGACATGGGGCCGTCCTCGGTTTAAATAGTGACCATTATGTACTAAACACATCATAGTCTGCAATTGCTGTTCTTGACATCATACCACGATATTTAGAAGTACGCATATCTCTGCGAGCAACCTTCACCGCAAATGTCAAGCCTAACGCGTCACCATCATCCGTAGAGCTAAGTCCCCGCTTCTTCATCGAGTCCTTCGTCTCAAGCTTCATGCGGCCTCGCTGGTCGATCTGATACTCAGGGCCTGTGAGGTCTTGAGTAACTTCTATCGCATTATCAATACACCCCGTATCCAACCAAGCTTTCATATCATCCCACATCTCAATCCGCTTGTTCAGGTACTTATCAGCATCTTCCGCCTTCGCTCCACTCTGCACCTCAATAACCCGATAACCCAATTGCAGCAGTCGATCAACCACCCCGCCTCCTACACCGCCACCATCGACCATCACGGCATCGGGTTTATAATCATCAATCAGGCCCGCTGCCTTGTCCGCCAGCGCCATAGTGCTTAAACCCTTGAACGCTATACGAGGGATAGACCGAGCATCACGTCCTTGTCGGAATCGGATCACGCTCTCATCATCACCGTAGCGTGCAACGTCCACCCCCATAATCAAAGGCGCACCGTTGTCGGTAGTCAGCTCACGAACCGTTGCATCATCGACCAGCTCACGACTGATGAACTGATTACTACCGGTGCGAGGAAATTCTCCCTTCACCTCGACACGAGTTACATCGTGATCTTCACCATACTTACCTGCGATACGATCATACACCGCCCTATCAACACCCTCGACGCTACGAGAGTCCACATACCGAGTATTCCAATACTCACTGTCATTATGGAAACAATCAAAGAACCGACCGGTGTTACGGCGCGGGTTCGATATGTTCACCCATATCCGCACAGGCGATAGATCTGTAAAGAAGCCCTCGGTCACGTTCCATATCGGATCATCAATACCCGATGCCTCATCGAATGAAACCATCATGCCGATCTGCGAGTGAGCGCCTGCAAACGCATCAGGGTTCTCAGCACTCCATGATTGAGCCTCGACATAATAATATTGAGTGTCCATCTTCAACTGATCCTGTAGTAACTCAGCAAACCAAGCGTTCGGCTTCAAGCTCATACTTGATTTATTAAACCAGTGACGATTGATCATCATGGTGTGCCATTTACCGATCTCAGCCATCGTTCTTGAGCGTAACTGCGTCTCGGTGTTCGCGGTCACAATCGCTGTACCTCCCGGGAAACAGGAAGCAAACCACGCATTCAGCATCGCCAGAAACGCTGATTTCCCGATACCTCGCCCGCTCGATATGGATAAGTAATACGGTTCTGGGTTAATCCCGATTTTAACCTTCTCTGCTTGTATCAGCAGGTGATTACGAATCTTCTCAAATTCCTTCCTCTGCCACGTCCGAGGCCCTTTGATCCTCTCCAGTGGTTGACCCTTGACACCCCACGGAAACGCATACATCACGAAGCCCTCAGGGTCATACTTGAATGACCATATCTTAGCCATTAACTCTTGTTCTTTATCCGATGGCCCCACCTTCGGCGCTATATTCACTTAATCACCTCGCCCTCAATTACCTTCGCGCCACTAAGCCGCCTGTCAGCTTCACTCATCGCATCCGCAATCGACAAGGTTACATTCTGCTCAACCTGCTTAACATCACCATAACGCCTACGATTGCGGCACGACATTAACCATTTCCGAGTGTTCACCCGTAAGGCCGAGCGCTGGACATCATCCATACTCATACTCCCGTCCGAGTCAAGACCATCCGCTGCTAGCATGGCGTCATCGGCCATCAGCTCAGTACCAATCTCCTGCGCGAGATAATACTCAGCCTTACGGTCTTCATCCTTCATGATCCAACGTAACACCCTGGCATATTCCTGCTTCGTGTTCAGGTGACATAAATCACGCAACACCAAAGCTAATGGATCACCGGTTGCGATAGCCTCAAGGATCTTCTCCCACGAGTATTCATTCAGCTCACCTCGAACAGCAGGCTGGAGCATCCACGAAGGTAGACCCGTCATTTCAAATTTTGCTTTCACAGTGTCCATAAGCGTTCGATTTATTTCGATTTAGTAATAGGGGTTAAGTGTATCAAAGTTTAAGTGTATCAAAGTTTAAGTGTATCAAAGTTTAAGTGTATCTCAGTTTCTACTTTTTTAAAATTTATCAGCTGTTTAAAAGATTCTAATACTCATAGGATTCTGAGTTTCAGAAGTACCCACAGGGTTCTGAGTTTCAAAAATAGGCTGTGGTGTCTG